AAATAATTCCCATGCTTTAAGATTATTCCAATCCATATCTTCTATACAGTGAGTATTAAGCTTTAAAGCTTTACTTAAATACTCTTGATAATGACAAGATTCGTAAATCTTCTCTATTCCTGGCGTTACCCAGTATTTTCCATATTCTATATATCCGGTTGTCGTCATATCATATCTTCCTTTCCTGCTACCTAGTCACTTGCTAGGCTTATGCATAGGCTCAATAATGAGCCCATGGTATAAGTCTAGTTAGCTATCAATCTATTAATGTGCTTTAACAAATTATATTCTCTACTAGCTTGAGCTTTGGATTTAATGAATACAGCAAACCTAGCTTGTTCCGGCGCGTATTGAGAGTGCCCCGCGCCAAAACTTACTATATGATGCCCTAATTGTTCAACAAGTTTTTTCTTAATCGCTTGCCAAGTCCCATCGTTAGCACCGTATACCGTGGAACGCTTATTTGCTACTCTAAAGCCGTATTGCCCTTGTTGATACGGGTATTCACCGTAATAAGCCCAGTTTAAACTCTCTATAACTTTAATCATGGTCATAAACCCATTACCGCAATTTTCAAGGTATTTATTTTTAGTTGTCATATCTTTTATTCCTTATTGATTAATTTACTCAAACTAACCTTATGTATTCATTATACACAATATTCATTAATAAGTAACTAAGAAGTTATGAATTTAATAATTTATTTATAATTCAGATTATGACAACATGGTCTAGGGATTTTAAATATAAATGTAAAGCGATAGCATCGCATTCATTGTGATTAGTTGTAAGAATATTGTACTTATCTCTTAGGGCTTTTATAACTTCAATCTTCTTAGCATTGCCCTTACCGGTTATAAACTTCTTGATTGAACTAATATTACCTTCTGTTATTGCTATACCGCGCTTGCGTAACTCGTATTTAATAACCCCTTGCTGCTCTGCAAGTATATTCATACTGCTAGATTTTAAGCCATAGGCTGCTGCTTCAATACCTACTAGCTTGATATCATTATCCTTAACTAACTCCAAGATTTTAGATAAGTTGTAATCAATACGCTGATACTGGGATAAGGTCTTAGGCGGCTTAATAATCCCGCTTGTTATTAAATTAGTAGTATCAATGCAATAACCAGTTTCATTAAGCGATAAGTCTAGACTTAATAGCATGATTTTAGTATAGGTCTAAGTATAGACTTGGTCAATTAAATTGCTTAGAATTGATTTTAAGGGGAGTGTTATCTAAGATAGATACCCTAATGGGGTATATTCCGGATAATTTCTGCAGTAATCCATCTAATAGTGGAATATACGCGCACTCATATATATCTGTATTTATATATATATATCAATCCTTAATATACCGGGATAACATAGTATCAAAACAATAAACGTAAGTCTATTATTATATATCCCAGTATTTACGCGGTGTTGTATTCAAGATAATTAAGAGTTATCTTGATACCATACTGTATTACATATGTATATACAGAGACCCCCGAAGCCCCCATTGCGTTTCGCAATGCGATGTATTCCATCCCCATCTGTAATTTTTCCAATCCCCGAAAACCCAAAAACCACCACAAGATAACACACTATCCTGATTGACAATTAAAGACAAGTTCGGTAAACTTTATTCATGGATATAAACAAATTAAGGCAATATGCTTCGTTATTAAAGTCAGGGACCGGTGATGATTTTATTTTCCACATGGACAGCGGTAGTGAATGTTTAGTAACTGCTAAAGACTTAGCAGAGATTGAAAACTTATCTGCAACGATAACGAACGCATTGGTATTGCGATTAGGCAATCATGCTATTGACATAGAAAAGGTGGAGCGTCTTGAGCGAGTTAGAAGAGTTAAGGCAGAGGGTTGTGGACCTGGAGAAGGAGCTAAGGAAGACGAAGGCGGAGTTGGTAAAGATGACGACGTTAAAGGTCAAGTATTCCCAGCGATCGTGGGAGATGGAGCTGGAAAAAAACCGTCTGCTAAAGGAAAACCGTCAGTTAAATGACCGTAATCTGCAGGAAGAGGTAGAAATACGTCGTCAGCGTTCTAAGTTACGTTTACGTAAGCAGCAGATGGCTCAGTATAAGAAAGAGTTAGAGAGTGACTCCTAGGCGTCAGATCAGGGATATATTAGCTGCTAATGGGATGGATCCTGTGCAGGAGTTGATTGACCTTGTAAAGGATATAAACGAGGACAAGGCAGAGTTTAAGAGGGGTCTTAAGGAGATTCGTATAGAGGAGTTACGTCGAGAGGCAATCCGTGATGGCATTGAGTTAGACAAGGTGAAGTTGCGAGTATTGCAGGTGTTAAATGACGCGACCCAGCGAGAGGATGATCAGGCTATTAAGTTGGCGGAGTTAGAGGTTCGCAAGCAGGCGGAGGCTGACCGTAAGAAGTTAGAGGGTGGAGGAAAGGTAGTGAATGAGTATATTATTCCTGCTTACGGTCGAGAGTCAGGTGATCGTGGCAGGATGATACGGTTGGAGCGAGGTTCAGAGGATGATTGAGTCATCTAGTGGTAGTTCTTTGGTATCGGTAGAGTTATTGAGGGGTAGTATTCCGAATGTGTATACGTTGAGGTATAGTTTACCGGACGACGACACTGTTTACTGTTATCATGAGTTGTATAGAGGTAAGAGTATTCAAGAGGTATTTGCGGACATGGTAGTGAAGGTTTGCGACCGAATGAAGAGTGCTGAGCATGGTTAATTTTTTTGATGAAGATTTACAGCGTGAGATTCCGGTAGAGGAAGTTTATAGTGATTGTAGTGATGCGGAGGGAGAGGCGATTATTCGTCAGCAGCATGATTTATGGTATCCGTTTATCCCGACATTTTATCAGTATGAGTGGTATGAGCATTTTACTCAGCGGGATGAGGACGGTCATTTTTTAAAGCATTTAGAGGGAACAGCGGTGGTTCACCGTCGTGCGGGGAAGTCTACTGGTGTATTTAAGACGGTTCTTTTGCCTCGGATGTTAGAGGAGCGTGGTTTATATGTTCATGCGTTTCCTACATTGACTCAGGGGAAGAAGGCAATTTGGCATGGTCAGGGTCGTGTAACGCGTGATCCAAAGGAGCAGGCAGTTCCGTATTTAGAGTTAATCCCTCGTCAGTTGTGGAAGAAGAAGAACAACCAGGAGATGTCACTGGAGTTGATAAACGGTAGTGTTTATCAGATAGTTGGTATTAAGGGAGCGGATGGTACAGCGGATCATTTGCGAGGTTTGAATGCTATTGGTGTGATTGCGGATGAGTATGGAGAGTGGAGGAGTGGCATAATGTCTACGATTTTCCGTCCAATGATGGCGCAGAGTGGCGGATTTATATTTAAGATTGGGACTCCGAAGGGCGAGAACGAGTTTTATCAGTCGTATTTAAATGCAAAGTTAGAGCAGGAGACGAAGAAGACGAATCGAGCATGGTTGCTAACGGTGGACGACACTTATTATCATGACGGTGAACGTATTGTGACGCGTGATTTTATAGAGCGTGAGTTAGCGTTGGGTACTGATCCTGAGGTAGTGCAGCAGGAGTATTATTGTAGTTTCAAAGCGAGTAGTAGTGGGGCTTATTATAAGCATCAGATGCGTAAGGTTCGTGAGGAGGGTCGTATTGGTTTAGTGCCTCACAACCCAGACTATCCGGTATTTCGTGCATGGGACATTGGTAAGAATGGTACTAATGCGGCGGTTGATTTTCAGTTACCGAATGACCGAGAGATTCACTGGATTGGTTTTTGTCAGGATGCTGATAAGTCGTTGTATGAGATGCATTTAGACGCGAGGCGTTTAGATTATGTAATTGATTGTCATTATTATCCATGGGATGGTAATTCTACGGAGAGTACGGGTATGACGAAGATAGAGTTTGTTCGTAGTAAGGGTGTAGTGGATAAGATCGAGATTATTCCAAGGATTGGAGTGCAGGCAGGTATTGATTACACTCGTGCATTATTCCCGAGATTTTTATTTGACGAGCGTAATTGTCATGAGGGTATATTGTGTTTAACGCATTATTCTAAGCAGATGAATAAGACGACTGAGAATTATGGAGATGCGTTGAAGGATGAGTTTATTCATGGAGCGGATGCGTACCGAATGGCGTGTGTTGCGATCACATTGGGGATGGTTCCAGTTGGTCGTGTTGACAAGTTTTTTAGTAGTGGTGACGAGCCAGAGTATGCAGAGAATGAAGAGTTCGAGTTGTGAATCTGTAAATATGCGGTAAAATGTAGGTATGTCTATGCAAGATTTTTCTAAGATAGGTATGTCGGCGTTAGGCGGCGGAATTTTAGGATCTGTTTTAGGTTCTTTATTTGGTGGTCCAAAGGATTATTTACGAGATGAGGATTTTGCTCCTCGAAGGTTATTGGTCCGTGCGGGCAATCGAGCTTTAGATCGTGAGCGTGAGATGATTTCAACGCAATTTGGTTTCAGGGAGACGATTGCGGAGGATGTAATGAAGGCGAAGGATAGTGCTCGAATTGGTTTGCTAACGGATCCTTCTATCCGTCGAGATCGTGTTGGTAAGGAAGTTGGTGGAAGGAAGACATTGTTATGAATTTAGCAGCAGAGGTTATAAAGCGTTTAGAGGTATTGGAGACGGATCGAGAGATTTGGGATACTTTATTTGAGGGAATTCGTACTTATATTTATCCAACGACAGCGAGTTTTAGTGCTTCTAACCCTGGTGACAGGGCATTGGATAGGAATGCGAAAATTTTTGATCCAACAGCAGAGCGGGCTCATTCAGACTTAGTGGGTGCAATCATGAGTGGGATGACGAATCAAGCGATGCGTTGGTTTGAGATGTCGGTAGTTGACCAAAAGTTATTGCGAGTGAAGGCGATCAAGCGTCATTTAGAGGATGCAACGGATCAGATTTTAGCATTATTGAGTGACACAGCAGTGAGATTTTATCCTGCTATCCATGAGGCATATTATGAGATTACGGGTTTAGGTACTGGTGTATTGTTTAAGCGAGGACGTGGTTTAAAGAGTCGTTTTGAGACGGTTCCATTGGCTGATATATTTTTTGAAGAGAATGATGAGGGTTTAGTGGATGTAGTGTATCGTCCTATTTGGATGACTCCAAAGCAGTTATTTGACCAGTTTCCGGAAATGAGTGACGAAGTTCGTCGTCAAGTAGAGCATCGTTTAAGTGGTTATCCAAGCACTCGAATAAAGGTTGTGCATACGGTCCGTCCTAATCAGGGTAATGGTAAGAAGGCTCATAAGTTTGAGAGTGTGTATGCTTTATGTGAAGGTCAGTATGTATTAGAGGTGAATGGTTATAAGCGTTTCCCTTTTTACATTGGTCGTTGGGAGAAGATAGCGGGTCGTGAGGCGATGGGTCGTAGTCCTGCGATGAAGGCATTGAAGGATGCGAAGGTTTTAAACAACATGGTGCGTACGAATTTAGAGGCAGGAGAGAAGGTTGTCCAGCCTCCATTGCAAGCACCATTCCAGTCATTTACGAGGAAGTTAAATTTAACTTCTAAGGCAGTGAATTATTACAAGTCAACTCCAGGATTACCTCCTGCGGTGGCGACTCCATTGGTGACGGTAGGTAATTTACCTATTGGTTTAGAGATGGAGAACCAGCGTCGTCGCGCGATCCAGGAGAGTTTTTATATAGATTTGATTGCAGAGGGTAAGCAAGGTCGTATGACGTCATTAGAGGTTGCTCAGCGAGAGCAGGAGAGGTTAGGTCGTATGGCTCCTCAGATGAGTCGAATCCAGACGGAGATATTGGGACCATTGTTGCTGGCTTTATATGAGGAATTAGTGGATGATGGTATAATCGGGGAGCCTCCTGCAGAGTTATCAGCATCCCAGGTGGCTCCTATTTATAATTCTCCATTAGCTCGTGCTCAACGTCAAGCGAATTCGATTGGGTTGCAGCGATTTTTGAATAGTATTTCGGTAGTAGGTCAGATAGCTCCAGAGGTTCTTAAGACGATTCACCCATTGAGATTAGTGGAGGAGATGCGAGAGATTGAGAGTGTTCCGTTGAAGGTCATGCGTACAGAGGATGAATTTAACGAGGAGATCAATACGGAGCGTCAAGCTGAGAAGCAGCGAGCTGCAGTAGAGCAAACGCAGCAATTAAGTGAGGCGGGAAGGAATATTGCAGATATTCAATCTAAAGGAGTAGATATAAATGCTATTTTCGCGTGATGTGTTGAAAGAGGCGCAAGAGACGGAAGATTATTGGGGGAGTTTATTTAGGAAGGTATTTAAGAGTCCTGATGGCAAGAAAGTTTTACTTTACTTATTTCAGGAATCTGGTATGTTTGATGTAGCCGCGCAAAAGGATGCAGAGTTATTCTTAGCGGGTAAGCGTGCGTTGATATTGGATATTTTCAATATAATGGGTCTTGATCCAATGGATGTAACGATTGCTCAATCAGAGGCTCTTAATGTCATTGAGCGTGGTGAAGTAGAACAATTTGGAGAATAATATGAGCGAAACATTGTTAGGTGGTGGTAGTGAATCTACTGGTGGTGAAACGAAGGCGGAGCCTGAGGTTAATACTTTCCGGGAGTCTTTACCGGAAGAGTACCGTGATCATGCGGTATTGAGTAATTTCAAGAGTGTTGGTGATCTTGCTAAGAGTTGGACAGAGGCGCAGAAGAAGATAGGGGAGAAGGGTGCTTTCCCAAAGAAGGGAGAGGATGAAGCTCCTGACGAGTGGAATGAATTTTACAATCGTGCTGGTCGTCCAAAGACTCCAGACGAGTATGAGTTAGATGGTGCAGGGGATGATTTCAAGTCTTTAGTTGAGAACATGCATAAGGCTGGATTGAATAAGAATCAAGCGAAGAAGGTTTATGGAGCTTTAGAGGCGATGGCTCAGGCGAGAGCAGAGGCTTCATCCAGTGCTGCCAAGGAGTCTTATGATAATGCTTATCGAGAGATTGTTAAGGAGTATGGTTCTGAGGATGCAGCTAAAGAGGCATTAGGTCAGGCGACTGGGTTTATTGACAAGCATTTAAGTGAGAATTTCGGTAATTTTTTGCGAGAGGCGACGATCAAGATTGGTGATAAGGAAATGGCATTAGCGGATCATCCGTTGATGGCTAAGACTTTTAAGGATATCGCCGATATGTTTGGTGATGATACCCGTAATTTAAAGGGTGAATCTGCAGAAGCTAAAGAGGATATGTTTAAGCGTTATCAAGCCTTATCTTTAGAGATTGCTGGCTTAGATAGGTATAGGGACGCAGCGATACTTAGTGAGAAGCAGGCAGAATTTGTCAAGTTAAAGAACAGGCTTTATCCACCAGAATAAACTTGTGGTATATTATAGATATACGGTTTAGGTAACTTATAAAGTCTAAACTTTTTTTCGAGTCCGTAACAGGGTAACTCAAGGGTTAGTAGGTTGCGAAGAGAAAGGAGTTTATACTATGGCAACTTTAAATACAAATGCAGAGAAGGCGTACCAAGCAGGTTTTACGCCGCTTTTGCAACAAACAATGAGTAAGCTCAGAGGTTTAATTACTGTAAAGAATTTCAGTAATGCCGAAGAGTGGTACATGAACCAAATTGGCGAGGTAAGTGTTTCTGAGGTAGCTGATTTAACGCAAGCGACAGTGCTTTCAAGTGCTACGACTGCAAGACGTCAGATTACTAAGAGTAACTACTACTACCATGAATTAGTATTGGATGATCATCTTAATGATATGTCATTCGATCCTAAGTCTGATATTGTAAGCAATATCCTTCGTGGTTTCGCTCGTAACGCAGATGATCTTATCATCGCTGCTGCACAGGCGGATGCTAACACTGGTAAGAATGGTGGTACTACTACATCATTCCCGGGTGGTAACACGATTGCTCACGGTTCAACCGGTATGACATACGCAAAGATTCTTGAAGGAGTCGAGAAGTTTCTAGAAGGTGACTTCGAGGGTGATCGCGTATCTCTTATTGTTGGTCCTAAGCAGGCGACTGAGCTATTGAATATTGACAAGTTTATTGACAATGACTTCAATAGAGTTCAGGCGAGTGATATTGTATCTCCAATGTTGAGTGGCTACCTTGGTTCACTTAAACTTGGTATTGCAGTTGATATCTTCACTAGTGCAAGATTGGCTGTAGATACTGATATCAGAGATTGTTTAATGTTCAGCAGAAACGGTATTGGACTTGGAATTGGTGCAGAGCCAACTGTCAAGTTTGTTACTCGTGGTGATTTGAACTCTCAAACACAAATTTCTGTAGGTGCGATTATGGGTGCATCTCGTCTTGACGAGGAGCAAGTATACGTACTTGAGTGTGACGAAAGCTAGTAATGGTAATTAGTATCACACAGAAGGAAATAGCGGATATGTCTCTTGCCCTGCTTGGGCAAGAGGCTTTATCCTCTTATGAAGAGAACTCAAGAAATGGTAGAGCTATTCGCAAGTTTTATGAGCTTTCTCGGATTGCAGCTATTGAGGATGGCAAGTGGTCATTTGCAACTAAGAGGTCAGTATTGGCTCCTACTGTTGCTTCTCCCGCCTTTGACTGGGTTTATAAATTTACTTTACCGAATGATTTTTTAAAAGAGCAGCACATTCGTAATTCCAGTGGTACGAATTTAAGTTCTGATATTGATTACACTATTGAGAACGGAGAGTTGCTTTGTGATCAGGATACGGTGAGGTTAATTTATACTTTTGACCAGACTGATTTAACTAAGTATACGGCTAAATTTTTAGAATTATTTGTTGCAAAATTAGCAGCAAAGGCTTGTTACGAGATTACTCAGTCTCGTACTGAGGAGCGTCAATTAAATGACAATTACCGTGTCATGTTATATGAGGCGTTAAGTGGAGATAGTAAGGGAGATGGGGAGCCAGAATTAGAAGAGACTAGTTCTTGGTTGCGGTTAGAATGACACAGATAGCTGACATTGCTACATTCACTTTTTCAGCGGGGCAGTTATCCCCAACTTTTGCTGGTCGTCGTGACCAAACACGTTATTATCAGGGTGCAAGATTATTGCAGAATATGATTCCACTTCCTAGTGGAGGAGTAACCAGAAGACCCCCTTGGAAGTTAGTTGATGATCTTGCTGCAACTTCTGCAGCATTAATCCCTTTTCAATCCGGTCCAACAAAGAGTTACGTGATCTCAGTTGAGGTTGATGTTTCTGATGTTACGTTTACGATTTACAAGCGCAGTGGTGGTGTTACTACCGAGGTGCATAGTTTTTCTAGTGGGATTTCTGATCAGTATGACGGATGGCCTAATGCTTGGTATTCACAGTCTCGGGACGTGATGTATATCACTTTAGATGGCGGGACGTCGATGAAGAAGTTAACCCGTACTGATGATACGACTTGGACCTTTGAGGATGTGCAGGAGATTGATGGTCCTTGGGACGAGATCAATTTGAATGTTAAGCACAAGATGAATGCTGATGATCAAAGTGGCACTGGGATTAATATTGTTTCGGAAGACAAGTCTGGCGGTACTGTTAACTTCTTTGATGCTGATGATGTTGGTAAGTTGATTCGTTTGAAGTATAACAAAGACCCTGATGGAGATACTGCTAATCATTGGGGTTGTGCAATTATAACAACTTATAATTCTGCGACCAGTGTTGATGCGGATATTCAGTCATTTACCTCAGTATATGGTGCAACGGTTGAGTTTTCTTTAGGTGCTGCTTCCGCGAGCACTGATCCAAGCCCAACCAAGAACTGGAGATTAGGCGCATTGAATGCAGAGAATGGTTATTCAACGACTTGTGCTTTCCATCAAAATAGGTTGTTCCAAGCTCGTGGTAATCGGATCTTTGGTTCGATGGCTAATAATTTTGAGCGGCATAGTCCAACAGTTGCAGATGAATCGGGTAATCACGCTCAAACCCCTGATTGTGCAATCGACTTGTCGCTTCTTGATTTGCGTGCAGCCGACATTAGTTGGCTGCATTCAGATCGTTTATTACATGTAGGAACGAATGATGGTCGTTATGTTCTTAGTATCAAAGATGGAGCCCTTGATCCTACTTCTGCAATCGGTGTTGTTAAGCAGTCGAATGTTCCTTGTGCTGCAATCAGACCAGTTACATTGGATGATACTTTCTATGTGCGTTTTGACAAACAGGCTCTTTTAAGGACTGATTATAATTTCCGTCGTGATCGTTTCGAGGATCAAAATTTGAATTTATATTCAGATCAAATTTTAAAGCAGAAAGTTTCTAGGCTTGCAGTGACTACTTACCCTTTTAATATCATCTGGTGTTTGCTAGAGGATGGGACTTTAGCTAGTTTGACTTATGATGCAAAGTTAGAAATCCAAGCATGGGCGATTCATACGATTGACGGGGTATCAATAACCGAATTAGTGTCTTTAAGGGCGGAAGATGAAAAAGAAGTATTGTATGCAGAGGTTACTAATGATGACGCATCTCCTGCTACTGTTCATTTGCTTGAGCTTGATTTAACCACTTGGGACTATTTAGAGACGACCACTAATGCAGAGACTAAGTTGTTAGATTGCTATGCAGAATTTAGTGACACTGATGCTGTGACAGGGATGAAGATTCTTTCTTCAAAGACTCCTATTGCTGTAGAGGATGATGGTACTAATCATACGCAGTCGGGCACTGTTTCCGCCGGCGGTACTTTCACTCTTGCAGAATCTATCGAAGGTGATTTCCATGTAGGGATTGGGATTGATACTAGAGTTGAAACATTTGCGTTAGATTTACCTATAAGTAACAATACCCAGATAGGTAAAGAGAAAGGGGTCCCTGAGCTTGAAGCATCATTGCATAGAACTGGCTCTATGACTGTTAAGCAAAGCGGCTCTGCTTTCGATGAAGATGTGAGATTTAGGTCTCCGGATGATCCTGTTGATACGCCTCCCCCTTTGTTTACGGGGCAGAAGCGAATCCCTGTTTCTAACATTACTGGTCGAGATGTGTCATTGGTTATCACTCAAGAAGAGGAAGCACCATTGACGATATTAGCATTGAATTACAAGGTGAATTTTGAGAGGTAGATTATGGTAGAGCCAATTAGTATGGCAATGATAGGGATGTCTGCAGTGAAAGGGGTTACAGGCTTCTTTGAGGGGCAGAGAGAGAAGGCTTTTTTGGCGGCTGCTGCAGAAGCACAGATCCAGGCATTACAAGATCGAATTGAAGTTGAGCGTTTGAAAGGTGCTCGTCAAGAGAGATTGATAGCAGGACAAGGTGCGGTAGCTGCAGGTTCAGTGGGAGTTCAATTCCGTGGTTCTATCCGAACTGCTACTAATCAGGCGATCCAGGACAATGAGTTCGAGAAGTTGGTAAAGATATCGGACTTGAAATATCAACAGCGGTTGCAAGAATTACGTGCGGCTTCTGGTATTAGTGAGATTGGTATGTCTCAGATCGCAGGTGGCATTGAGACTATTGGTTCTACTTATAAAAATGTTAATGAGATAGAATCCAAGGCTGCAACGAATAGACAATTAGACGGGGATACTCCGTCAGCAGGGAGATCATAATGAAGAGAATTAGCGATGCGATAGGAGGAATAATTGATGATTTTGCAGAGGCGAAAAAAGATAGCCTTGACCTCAGTATTGCTGCCAAAGAATCTTTTTTGGCTCAGGACTTGCAGTCCAGAGCGGCAAGTAGACTGGCAGAACAATTTGAGCAAGCTCCAGAGGGAGCATTTAACGCGGATGCTCAGATTGATTGGTACGATACGGAAGTAGAGAAATTACTTTTTAATATCACTAACAAGGACCAGCGAGTTAAGTTTAAAGAGTTATTAAACCGCTCTCGTGGTAATTATGCGATTGATGCTAATAAACTTGAGATGAAATCTTTACAGGAACAAGAGGTTAAAACTCTCCAAAAGGGGCATGATTCTTACACTCTTGCGATCGCTAACGCAGGAGATTCTAGAACGATTGATACTTTATTAATGGAGAGGCTTACTCAAGTGCAGCATTACAAAGATGCGGCTTCAAGAACAAAGAGAGAAAAGTTAGACACTTATGAGGATCAAGAGATATTAACGGCATTTAGCCGCAAGGCAGATTTACTGAAGTCTTCTTTCAGTTTAAATAAAATTGACAGGGATCAATATATACAAGGGATGGAAGGTCTTGAAAAAGATTTACTAGGGAATGGAATGTTAGATGTTCTTGATGGCGCAAGTCGAGTGAAGGCTATTCAGGATGTCCGTAATTTAAAACAAGCAGCGTTAGAAGGTGCTCAGGCACTTGAATTGCTTACTATCGAAAATGATTTTGCTGGCGAAGTTGCAAGAATAAAAGCAGGATTTGATCCAGACTTAGGTTTTGCAAACAAATTATTTTCAGCAGCAGCTCGTGATAAGGAGAATATCGCTCTCCAGAACAAGGCAAGTGCGTATCGTTCTGCGATTGATTTTGTGCCATTTTTTAAAGCGAAGTCGATCGGGGATTTAAGCACAATGGTTGCTTTAAAGAATGGGTTAAAAGCAGAGGTTGAATCAGGTGTGCTTAGGGGTGCAGAGTATAACGCGAGAGCTAATCTTTTAAATGAAATTGGTGCGACGGTAATCAACTTTAGAGAGTTGATGCAAACCAATAGTGCAGAGGCTTTCAAAAACCATCCTGCAATGAAACAGGCGGCATTAGCTGTTGCTCAAAATCCAAACAGTTTAGAGAATAGGGATTTATTGGTTAAGACTCAACTTGAATTAGCTCGCGCTCAAGGAATGAGAGACGAGGATGTCGAGTTTTTAACAGAGGAAGCGTTGGCTTATTACGCATCCCAGTTTTCTGGTGACATAGGGGTGTTGGAAGCAGAGGCTCGTTACCAAGATATTTTAGAGAACAATTCAACTCCAGTGGGTGTTAAGACAGCTGGTCAAATAATGCTTGAACAGTTATCCAGAAGGGGTGGCTTTGATATGCTGGCAGCTCGTTACACGGAGACGAGATCATTCGGTCCTATTTATCAAGCAACTCGAATGAGTGACGAGAAATTAAAGTCGTTATGGGCGAAGGGAGAGACTGACCGTAAGGGTCTTTTATCAGAGGTTATTGAAAGAATCACTCCATATATAGAAGCAGAGAAAGCCAGAGTCCCTGATAATCCGGAGTATATAGCGGACTTGCAACAGGCGGCAGTTAAACTTGCTATGTATGCTCCACTCGACCCTTCTTACAAGCCTGGGATGGGCAAAGGTCCTTATGACCATGGTTCTGCTGCAGAATTTGCGATTGATCATTTATTTAAAAGTCATATTGATGTTGTGAAAAAGCGTGGTATGACTGTTCAAGTGCCAAAGAAAGATATGGAGGCACAGGCTTTCCAGCAGAAGTTGTCTTACTTTAGCAAGAATGAAATCTTGCGAGGGATGATTAAGGCGAAGGCTCAAACGACCGGGGGCTTGATTCAACTAAGAGGCGACGTTACCCCTATGATCAATACTGCTGCAACTGGAGTTCAAGCATTACCAAGTATTGATTTTGAGAACATGGTTCAAACAGGAGAACTAGTCACTTCTAATAGAGGCATCAAAGCGTTGATTAATACAGAGGGTGGCAATTTACCAATGGGGTTGAGTGACGGGAAGGGAGGCGTTGTTGTGATTGATATGTCTTGGGCTGAACTTAACGAGGCTTTTGCTGTAACGAGAGCTTCTACTCCTTCTGGCAGTATCTTTTTATCAGAGACAGGGGAGATCCAGATTAAGTAATGGCATACTCAGTTCCAAAGATAAAATCCAGTGGTAATCCTCGTTTTGAAAGTAAGGAGAATATCAAGCCAGATTTTTCAGTTGAGTTATGGGCTCGTCTGGGGCAGATGGATCGTTACAACACCAACAGTTTTGTTTTAGGCGGAGTTGAGTCTTCATTTATGCGTCCTCTTAGTGAGGATAAAATTTTAACTCCAGAGCAGGCAAATGAAGAATGGGGTATTGATGGAGTGCTCCAGTTTCAAGAACCTATTAGTATTGGTGATGCAAGAAGGAAGTCAACAGCGGTTCACAAAGATAGAGAGCGAGAGGCTTATATTGCAAGGGCTGCTCAAAATGAGAGTTTACTAGGGAAGGTTGGTAATTTAGGACTAGCACTAGCTTCAATGGCAACTGATGTTACTAACTACGCTCCAGTTGGGACTGGTGTTTTCAAGGGGCTTCGTGCTCTAGGATTGGCGAAGGCTGGTAGTTTAACAGCCAAGGTTTTAAAATCTCCAATCGGGCATGGTGCTGTAGACGCGATGGGTGGTACTTTATTGGCTCAACCGGCTGTTTATATGAACCACCAAAATCTTGCTCTTGATTACGGGTTAGAAGATGCTTTGTTAGATATTGGGACAGCAGGAGTTTTTGGTACAGGAACAGGCACGTTAGGTTCAATGGTGCGTACAAAGGCAGTTAGAGGGAAACGAACTGCAAGGTTGGCAGATTTTTCTGAGAGGTTAGCTAACGCAAAAAAAGATGTAGATGCAGCTCAAGTTGCGATGGGGACTCAGTTAACAGAGGAAGCACGAGTTGATCTCACTAATTATTTAACAGCCGTAAATAAAGACGGTGGTATCCCTGAGCCTGAGATGATTAGAGCGATATTGAAAGCAGGCTCTATTGCTGAAGATTTAACTCCAAACAACAGTACAACTTTTTTGAATAATGTAATCGGGAAAGTTGACTTAGATGATTTACGCAGCCCTGATACGCGTAGGCTTTTAGAGACGGCAAGGACATCAAGTTTGATACCTGAAAACTTCTTTTCAGACCCTAAAAGAGTTTTTGATTTAACTGCAAAGGGAAGAGGGGTTGAATTACCAGGATTAATTAGAACTCTTGCTGAGAAGTTAGGCTCTTTGGAAGGTGTTATTACAGCTAGAGATTTTGGTGACTTAGTTAAAAACTCAGGGTTGATTGATAAAGCTAGGTTTGAAGGAAAAGGTTTCTTTAGAGAGTTAGCAGGTTTACTAGGGGAAGAAAGAGTTAAAGCTAGTGATACTTTAACCGCAAAGCAAGTGTTTGCATTGGTTGAGGAATTGGAAGCGAAAGAAGTTGCTTCAAAGGCATTTGATGATCCTGCTAATTTGCAGGCATTGAAAGAGTTTCAATCTGAATTAAAACTAGCTCGTTCTAATACTGACATTGGGTATGATACTTATAAGAGCAGGTTTAGAAAGTCAAAGAAATTTATTTCTGAAAATCCTGAGTATAGAAAGTTAAAGATTACTGACTTGCAAAAATTAAACCCTTCTGAAAGAAAGCAGGTGATGGATTTTCTTAAGTTCTTTGATGAGGCTAATCCTACTGAAAGTCAACTAGCGGCTGCCTTAAGAGGTAAAGATGATGCGATTAGAGAATTGTATCAACAGGCACAGTTGAATAATATAAAAAATTCAATCTCAGAGAAAGATGCTTTGGATATTATTAGCCGTAAAATAGCAAAAGGTAATTTTGCTCAAGAGGTTGCTATTTCCCCTGCTGCAAGATTAGGGAATGAAAATATCAAGATTGCTGATGACGGATTTGTCCACGAGTCTTTTATCAACGAAGAAATTGAAGCATTAAGAAAAGGACTTGGTGAAGAAGATATTGCTGCTATAGAGGCTGATATTAAAAGTTTTGAAGAGTCATTGGACAGAAAAGTAAAAGGTATTAAGCGTAGTATTGACTGCGTATTTGGAGGTTGATATGGGATACGAAGATTGCGTAGGTAAGATTATCGCCGATAGTGAAGGGGAAGTAAGTAAAGAGGAAGCGAAACAGCTTCTTGAAGATGTTGTTAAGCGCAAGGATAGCGGATTAAGTCAATCTGCTATTGCCGAGGAGTTACTAACCCCGGCAGAGAAAGTAAAGCAAAGAAAGGCTGCGTTCCGTCGATATAATTTAATAAGAGACTTTGACCTAAGGAAACAGAAGGTTGATATAGTGATGAGTCATCTTGAGAAAGGTGATTCTGCTGCACAAAAAGTATTAAGCAAGTTGGGTTATAAATCCAAGCGTGCGAATGTTAAAGAAGGGCTTTATTCAGTTGTTCGCAACTTTGAACAATGGTCTGAAACAGTGGGACGTAATGCTATCCAGGACATGGAAACGAAACTGCTTCAAGAAGACCTTTTAGGGTTCATGCGGGACAATAACAACTCTGAGTTAATAGAGAAGGAGATCGCAGCTTTATCTAAGGCTCACAAGTCAGGGATCCCTTCAATAAAGAGTGTGACTGGAAGTGACAAGGCTTATCGTTCTGCTCAATTATACTTTGAGCAAACTCTTTCTTTGCATGAGCGTAAAGGGGCGGCTGGTTCTACCATTGGTTTCAATGAAGATTTTATCACCTCGAATCTTTGGCAGGATATGAAGGTACAAGAATTTTCTGATGATGAATTTTACGAGATAATGAAAGATGTCGTATGGGGTGATGATGTTAGACCAAAGGAAGATTGGATAGAATTCAAACAAAAGATTCTTGCAAATGAGTATAGTGATTTTGCAGATGAACTTTCATTTGGAGAGATTGATGCAGCAGAGAAGGGGAATAAAGGGACAGGTTCTCTTGCGGAACTGTCTGGATTAGAACGTCGTATCAAATTAACTCCTGAACAATATCACACGATTGCTTCAAAGTTTTTTATTGGAGATTCCTTGTATGAGCGAATGATGCATCAGATTACCCGGGATGCAAGAGTGGTGTCGCAGCTTGAGTATTGGGGTTCTAATCCAAGACAGCAGTTTAGAAATATAGTGAAAGAAGTTAAATCTCGCACTAAGGCGGACCCTGAGTTTATCAACAAGAAAGGTGGTCATTTTTTAAATGATAATTTCCATTCTGGAGATGGGGATAAAAACTCGATATTAGAACGTAATATTTTTGGGGACGTGAATAAAATTAGCAATCATAACTTCTCTGACACAATGGAGTTAATTAGAGACATAGGAGCGGTTGGTAAATTAGCTGGAGCTACAATCACAGCATTTAACGACTTCACTACTAGAGGGGTTCGTATTTCATCTCTATTAAACAAGGAACAGCCCGGAGAGATTTTTGCGGGGATTGCAGAGGGGGTTAATTCTTCGTTGAAGCAATTTGGAAAGGTTGAGACTGATGCAAGGTTAAGAGCTTCGATGGCAGGTGTTAACACGGGACTTGATGAACTCCAAGCGGGTTTCAGATTTGATAATGCGGAAGAAGTAGCTAAGACCGGGAAGAATGTTAGGCGAGTTAGACAGGGGTTACGTCAGGCTTTTTCTTGGAACCAATTAGAAAATTTTACTAATATGAACCTGAGAGCAAGTTACACTTCTGCTTCTAATATTTATCATTCGTATCGAAATTTTGAAATCCCAGATTTGGCTCCTGATATGCAGCGAGCATTGAAGGATATAGGGATAACGGATGCCGAGTGGAATTTTATTCGCTCTCATGCAGTAGACGCTAACAAGCATGGTGACGGGCTACTTTCAATAGAGAAGTTAGAGGACCTTCCTCTTGATGAATACCGATCGTTATTCCCTGAAACGAAGACTGATATTGGGTTACGCAGCAAGAAGAGACTTCTTAAATCTAAATGGCAAACGGTTTTGTTGCGCGAGTCTAAGACTATGACTTTAATGCCGGATATTATAGACAGGTCTTGGATCACAAGAGGTTATGGCAAAGGTACTATTGGTGGTGAATCTGCTAGAACTATTTTGCAATTTAAAAGTTTCGCTTCTGGTTATACTAGAAGGATATTATTACCAATGTTGATGAAGGGTACTTTTGTTCGTCAGGCTGAGTTTGTAACAGCTTCGTTGTCTATGGCGATGTTGACTTTTTGGATGAAGGATCTTGTCGCAGGTAGATCCCCGAGAGATCCAAGTAAACCAGAGAATGTAGTTGGTGCGATAGGGATGATGGTTGGGCTTCCGTTCATTGATCAGGTTGGTTTTGCAATGACGTCTGATAATCCACAGGAATCACAATGGTATGAAATTGCAGCAGGACCAGCATTAAGTGACGTAGTTGAGACGGCTACTAGATTCACTCGCGCTGCGCAAGATATTTTTGACGGAGAAGACCCAGAGTTAGATAAAGAGTTCGCTAGAACTTTCCTTCCTGCTTTACCGTTTAGAAACTTCCCTGGACTCTCTATCCCGTATAACATGATGTATAATAATTATATGGAGAGTAGGTCCCCTGGGTTTAAACAAAGGGCTAGGGAGCGACTCAAGGAGCGAGGGTCAGTTGATCTAACAGGTACATTATGACAGTAGCAACGACAGGTTATACAAACAGTTATTCAGGTAACGGAGCAGCAACCGATTTTTCTTTCACTAAGTGGTTGAGAGATAAATCCGATCTAATCGTAACAGTTGATGGTACTGTTAAGACGATTGGAGTTGATTATGACATTAGTGGCACAGGACCTTATCCTTCTGGCGTGACTGTAGTTTTCACTTCTCCCCCAGCAGATGAAACCACTGTCTTGCTTACGCGGAGCACCCCTGATACTCAGGATCAGGACCTTAATAACTTAGGTGATTTTGACCAAGAATCTATCGAACTTGCTTTGGATAAAGTTGTAGCGAATCTTCAAGAAGCAGGTGGTACATTAAGCGATGCAGTTTTAGTCCCAGTCAGTCTTTCTGGTTCTAATATCACCCTTGGGGAACCTACTGCAAGTGAAGTTTTAGCATGGAATGCTACTGCTGACGGGATCGAAGCAGCAGGCTATACGGTTGCTGAGATTGCAGCTGATGTAGCATCTGCTGATGCTGCTAAAGTCGCGGCGGAGGCGGCACAGGCTGATGCAGAGGCGGCGCAAGTGGCAGCAGAGACGGCAGAAGGTAACGCAGAGACTCATGAAACTAACGCAGCGGCTTCTGCTGTATTGGCTCAAGATTGGGCTGCAGAGGATGAAGATGTTATCGTCTCCGGGAGTTTATACTCGGCAAAACATTACTCAATCAAAGCCAATGACAGTGCAGAATTAGCATCAACCACTGCAAGTAATTTAGCTCAAACTTTATCTGGTAATTATATTAGTCCATCAGACCCATCTGTTGATGGTAACAACCGATTTACTGTCGTTGAGCAAATGAAGGCTTTTATGGAAGCTGGTGATCAGGCTTACATCCCGGATTCTGGTTTAACAGTAACCTGGCACGCATGGTTGTTTAATGGAACCAGCTCTACTTGGAAATCACAGGGTTGCTATATAGAGTCTAATACTTATTCAATCGAAGCGAACAACACCGATCTAGGTACAGGGTTAATAGATATAGATCATGACGATGGGGCTCCATTGTATCTATATTACAATGCAGCAAAGAATAAGGTTATAGTGACAAAATACGTAGGAGTTTAAAATGGTAGGATTATCAGCAGCGTTCCCAGCAACATCATTAACACAGATCAGTGCAACAGTCAGTGAGGATATCACAGCGAATCAAATTGCGTCGATTAATAGGACTGGGTTGTTTAATGCCAATAGTCTTTATAGTACCCAGACACTAGATGGATCACCATCTGCCGGTGATGGTACTGCGGTAGCCTCTGGCAACGGTAAAATTTGTACAGCAAGAAGAGATGGTTCTACTATCCAAGTTGATATTCATACTATTGACGCTGATGGTACTTATTCTGCTACAGCAACGGATACTTATTCAGCATCTTCGATCCCTATTGTCCATCATTTAAGTGATGATAAGTTCTGGTTGATTAATGATAACGTGGTCCGAGTAGTTGAACTTAGTGGTGGTTCTCTAAATATTGGATCATCAGTTACAGGTACGGCTTTGAATCCAGCAGGTAGCGATTATCACGCGTCTGGGTTCATTGGAACAACCTTCCTAAGATTAGGTGTTGCTGGGGACGTAGCGAATACGGCATATAAATACACAGTATCCGGGACTACTGTCACAGAGACAGCTTTAACTTATGACGTGTCATCTATGACATCCTCAGTAACAAGTGTTAAGGGTACATGCGAAACAGGCAGTAGCCTATTAGTTTTAACCCGAGCGAGTATCGGGGGTACTAATAGCACTCAGTTTACACGGTTCACTTTATCAGGTAACACCTTAACGCTTGCGAGCGAATATACTGCTGCGGATACTACTACTAATCAACAGATCACAATTAGCACTCCTGTTATGCTAATCCCGTCAAGCACTGCTGGTTCTTTTGTGATCCTCTATGATGACAATAATGAAGTTCAAGCAAGAGTCTGCTCAGGGTATGGATCTACGATTGGATCAAAGATATCAATCAGTGATGGGACTGGGGTTAAGCCAGTTGGTGGATATTTCCACCCGAATCAAAGCACTTACGCTGTTCTTTACATTGATACAGTTGATGCTGTAACCAGTTTATACGTAAAAGAACTCACCAGTTCTGCTGCAGGTACAGCCGTATTATTACAATCAGGGGTTGCCACGGGTTCTACTGGGGCACAAGCTCAAGGTTGGATCAATTCTGCTACCTTTGAAACAACAAATGATTTCTTCTTTGCAACATTAGATGATGTGACTAATGGGTTAATCCTTGAGAAGTTTAAAGACTCAATACCTTTTTACAAAATCGGAGTTTTTAAAGACTCAGTTAGTTCTGGCAGCGAGGCGACTATTCACATAAGAAGACCTTTAATGGGTATATTAAGTGAAGAGTATTCAGGTTTAACTAGAGGTACTAATTACTATCTTGGCAACACTGGTATTACCACTATTTCGACTGATAATCCCTTTATTGGTTGGGCGGTTGATACCGATTCTATCGTCATCAGCGAGAACGCATTGTCGTAAAGACTTAAAAAAAATTGTGATATACTGAGGGTAGAGGAAGTGATTTATGGCTCTACAAATTTATGATGATAATGGTGCGTTAATACCAAATATATTATGTCCTAATGGATACAATGAATTGATTACAGGAGCCGGAAGTAGCACCGCCTCAGACGTAATTAACGCAGATAAGGATTGCACTGTTCGGATTTATGGGAAAGCTGACCTCTATTACGAAGTGGGGGCAGCTCCTACTGCAACAACTTCAAGTAACCCATTGGGTGCAGATGTTGGCGAGATTATCAAAGTTCCAAAGGGGCATAAGATTGCTGTTTTAATCACGGGTGATTTCCATATAAGGGAGTTAACCTAATGTTTGGTGGGAAGACAAGATCTGAAAAAATAGTTTATACGGGCAAACCTGGAGATCAAGGACCAATCGGACCAGTTGGACCAAAGGGTCCTGCAGGACCAGAGGGACCACAAGGTCCTCGTGGAGAAATCGGACCAGATGGACCGGCTGGACCAGTCGGACCAGAGGGACCTAAGGGTGGTATTGGGCCACAAGGTCCTCGTGGAGAAACTGGACCAGTTGGACCGGCTGGACCACAGGGTCCAAAGGGAGAGCAAGGATCTCAAGGAGAACGTGGGATTCAAGGATTACAAGGTTCTCAGGGACCGCGAGGAGAGAAGGGCGATCAAGGCGAGGTTGGTCCTCGTGGAGAGCAAGGTGATATCGGACCTCGTGGAGAATCTGGATCTAAAGGCGAACCTGGTAAGGATGCGCCTTTCAGCACTTGGTTAAAGGTTAAAGACTTGCAAGTGTCAACAGTGAACCCTGAGACAGTCCTGTTAACTATCCCTGCTACAACTCCACTATTAGTAATTGATATTAATCTTATTGGTGCAGGCGTTACTAAAAATGCTTTTGCAAGAATCAAGAAGACTTTTGTTTTTAATATCAACAAGAGCGCGATTAATGAGGATATTGAAAAGCAGATCCGCACTCATGACTTGATATCAGTTTCGGCTGCTATCGAGAATGACAATGCAGTTTTAAAACTAAACACTATCCCTGGAGTTGAAATGAGTTGGAAGGGTAAGGCAGAGGTTTATGAACTATGAGTTTTTTAAACAGCTATCTCTTTGGTAATTTCTTTTTTTTCTCAGGAGATTCTTTTGCAGGGGATGGTTTTCTTTTGAAAGAAGACGGGAGTTACTTATTACAAGAAACAGGCGATAGGATTTTGCTGTAAAAGGGGTATAGCTTGGTAGACGCAAAGATCACAGCTTTAACGGAGATGACCGAACCAACAGCAGATGATCTGTTTGTAATGGTTGATGATCCAAGTGGAACCCCTGTCACCAAGAAGGCTACCCGTGCGAATGTCAGAAAGAGATTAATTAACCCGACTGCAAAGACAGGGAATTATACTTTAACTTCTGATGATGAGATTATTTTAGTGGATACAACCTCAGGCGATGTGACTATTTCTGCGCCTACTGCAGTAGGTAATCAAGGGAAAGAATGGACCATTATTAAAATAGTGGCAGCAAATAAAGTGGTTATAGATCCAGATGGTAGTGAAACGATCTCAGGGAATAGTACACACAATTTAGTCAACAATAATGAGATTGTTTCCTTCGTGTCAGACAACTCCAATTTGTTAATTACAGGAGCTTACACCGCATGATTTTATTACTATTACTATTCTTACTATTACCAGCTAATGCAGCAACAGTCACTAATGGTGGGACTACAATTAGTAACTTTAGGAATTTAGAGTTTAATGGCAGCGTTACCTTAACTGGAAATCAAGTTAATGGTTATGCTTTGATACAAACTACAGGTCTTGATTCTAGTGATATAGGTACTACAGTGCAAGCATGGGATACTCACTTAGACCAAATCGCAGCGATTACCCCAGGTGCAGAGAATAGAATTATAGTTGCAGATGGTTTAGGTGGCTGGTCAGTAGCAGCGTTTAGTTCATTGGATACAGACACAACAGACCACACAGCACTTTCAAACATCGGTACTAATACTCATGTTCAGATAGATACACATATTTCTAATGCAAGTATTCATTTTACAAACCCCGGCTTTGTTGAGAACGGTTCAACTGATACTCTGACTAATAAGACTATAGATACAGCGAACAATAACATTACTATTGTCGAGGCTGATATCTCGGATTTAGCTCATACTGTAAACACGGATGCTCAGACACTTAGTTTTTCAAGCCCTAATCTTTCAATAGGCAATGGTAACAGTGTAGACATCTCGGCTATAGACACAGACACAAACGCAAACACAATCTGTTCTGGGACCACTACTTACTTAGACGGTGAGGGTAACTGTGATGACATTAGTTCTGTTTATCAGGCTATTAACACGCAGTACACTTTCAAGACAGTATCAACAACTAGCGGGTCTGCTCCCGTCGCTGATAGTAACGCAGATACTTTAACTCTAACTGCTGGCACAGGCATTAGTATTACAGGGTCATCTGGAACAGATACTGTAACTATCGCTAACACAGCGGGTTCTGAATGGACAGATACAGGCACTATACTCCATCCAAATGAATCAGCAGCAGATGAAATTG